TTTTATATACTCTCCACATTCTTCTGACCAATATGGAATAGAAGTAGCTTCATGTATGTATTCATTTCCCATGTAATCCCAAATATCTTGATCCCATACAAATAAAGGTTTATTCAATGACATCATTTCTTGTATTGCTATTCCTTGACTTTCAGTATTGTCAATAATAATACAATATTTAACTTCACTTAAAACTTCTTTAAATTCATCTTGACTATAATTACCATATTCTAACCCAACATATGAAATTTTTTTATCATTAAGTTTTTGTAAAATATAATTTAAATGTTCAACTGGTCTATTTTTATAATAAACTAAACATTCGGTTTTTTGACTAACATCATACAAGTCTGGTTTATATATTGCAACTGGCCAAACTAGTAAATTTAGTTGTGGAAAATACTTACTGTGTAAATTTTTTACCCATTTAGAAGGAACTATTATTTTAGAATATTCATATTCATGATGAAAGTTTGTATCCCACAACCAAACTTGAGGTCCAATAAGTAAAGAGTTTTTATTATTCAATTTAAAATAAGTATCACTATTCCAATAAATCATAAAATTATGTTCATATTTTTCATGATTTATTGAATATTCTACTCCACAATCCTCAAGTGATCTTATTAAATTAGATATTACTTTAACAGGACCTCTAACAGTATTCTTTGGATATGGTGAATCATACCAAATATTAATCATTTACATCCACTCCCAATTTCGAAATCGCATATCTTTAACATCTTTATCTATACAACTTCCACCAAACCAATTTTTAGGAGCAATTACTTTTTCACTATTTGCTAACCATGCTCCCCACCAACTAAAAGAACTGTTTGCTATAATATGATATTTACAAAGACTCATCAAACATAAATCAATATCAGTTCTATTGTCCACAGAAATTATAAATTTTTCTGATTGAAAAATGTCTTGTCTATTGCACCACTCAGAATCATCTGAAAAAACTATAACTGGTAAATCTGGCATTTCAGATAAAGACTTTTCATAATATTCAATAGGTTGAACTGGATGATTAGAATCAATCAAATAATCACCTCTTCTAATATGTAAAGAAATTACCTCATTTCCAATTGTAGAAATTTGTTCTTTACATTGTTCTATAGTTTCACGATTAAATGTAAAATCTTTTCTTATTTCATCTTCAATATGCTTAAAGTATTTTTCTGTCTGATAATAACCGAATAAATCTACATTATCTGGAAAATTGTTAAACTGCTCTTCATCAAATTCATGCATTCTTTCATAACATATTTGATTATTAGTTACACCAATATTATTTTTGTTTTCTAAATCAAAAACATCATACAAAATTACATCAGAATTTCTAACCAAATCATAGTTCTGACCGAACACAATTCTAGGAGGTATACAAAATTCATACCCTTTATGTTTAGCAATACCCTTCAAAGAAGCGTATTGGAACATTTGATTTGCCAATCTTCCAAGATTACCTATGTTATTAAATGATATCATAAAAAACAATCAATTCCTATCTCTGTAAAGAACAAATCCATTATCAATACAATGTTGCAAATATCTCTTCATCTCTCCACTGGAAAGAGTGGTATAAGCAGTTGCATATTGATCAGCACCATATTGAATTGCTTTTAAACTACTCCACATACTAGTATCATTAGAAGGGTGTGGTGGAACATAAGTTTTTAAATTAGTATACTTTTGGAGCATATATGAAAAATGAATATCTTCCCCACACAACATTGTCCAATGCTCTTCAGGAAGTTCTCTCCAAAAAATAGAAAGAAGATCTCTAGAAAAAAACCAAGAGTGTCCAACAATATCAACTTCAACAGTTTCACTATTTTGACCTACACACTCTGGATTACTCTCCCAACCATATCTTGTGTATTTTCCGTTAGAAAGTTGATCTAATTCATAATTTCCATTTTTAAACCTAAGTCCAATTCCCCCTAAGAGTCCTGGATGAGTTTCATAAGTATTCAAACAATTTTCTAACCACCTACTTCCTGGAATAGTGTCATCATCAAAAACACAAACATAATCACTTTTAGCATTTAAAGCATATGCAAATCTTGCCCAAACTCCATAATTATAATTACTAAGAGCAGCATTTAATCCAGAATAAGTTTCCTCATCATAATTAAATTCTGGAACTGTATTTTGCCAGTAAAATATTTCCTTAACTGGAACTGATTGATTCCTAATGGCATCAACTTGTTCTTTAAGATTTTGCCTTTTATATCCATTTAATACAACAGTAATAGTTTTAGACATAGAGTTTAAATCACCTCATTTTTAATATTTAGATTGATATTTATCTGAACAATGCAAATTCTCTTAGATCACGATACCCATTATTTTCTCCCAAATCTGGAACATGAAGAGGATAATTTTGAAGTAAACATAGACCATGTGCAGCTTGTTGAGGAGTCATATACATGTTCCACCCTATACGTTCAATATTATCTTCATGATACATTTTTTCACTTCTTCCCTCATATCTTGCCTTTTTAAACCAATCGACTGCATCTAAATTATCAGTAAGAATCATTCCACCTTTTCCTATCTTTAAAGTTTTCTTGATATGAAATGAAAGGCACATAAAAGATCCAGGTATGTACATATTAGAAGTTAATCTTTTTGCACAGTCCCAGATAGGATAAGGTTGCAATTGATAAGTTCCTGTCCAATTATTTCTACTCTCGTCCCATTTTATTTTACCACCAGATTGCATAATAGATTGTGGAACAGAAAGATATGTTTTTGATGGTATTGAAACCTCATCAACATTCAAATACTTGCAACATAAGAAAAGAGCATTAGTACAAGAATCTAAAGCAATTGCATATGGAGCTCCAGTATAATCTGCAATTGACTCTTCAAACATTTGCACAATCTTATATGGATTATGCTTTATTTTATAATAACCATGTTCAGTTTTTGATAGATAAAAAAACTTTCCATCAAATTTATGAGAAACAAATCCACAAGAATAAAAAGTTTTAAGACTTGCAATGTTATCATGCAATACTTTAGCAGTTGCAAATGGATGAGTTTTCATGAACTCATCCAACATAAATTTTCCTACACCTTTATTTTTATATCTAGGATGAACTGCTAATCTAATATCATTATCAACTTCTCCTATAAATCCAACAGGTGTTTCAGTTTCATCTAAACAAATAAAATAATTATCATTATATTTTTGCATATATTGTGTTTGCTGTTCAGTAGATACTTCTTCGGCAATCACAAACCCAGAAATATTTTCTGGGTGGAATCTTAGTTCCCTAATAAATTCCCAATATTTTTTGCAGTTTGGTACTAATTTCATTTTTCAAGTCCAGACATCTATAATTTCAAGTTGAGTTTTTTCTCCATTATCACTCCAATATTGATTTAGATATGTTCTAGTTCCTTTCCATCCAGTCATATCCATTATTGGATTTAGAGTACTGCCAATATCAATATAAGTATTATTTGAATTTATTTGATATAATTGATGAACAATAAGATTACTAAGACTAGCAGCAGAAACTAAAAATACATGATCAACAATAGAATTTTCGGAGATATAAGTCTTGATCTCTTCTATTATATCATAGTTATTGACAAAACAATTAGTTCCAACTCTAAAATCTTTTACAACTTTAAAAGGAAGTTTAGAAATATTTGCACATTCATTAACAATCATTATTATTTTTTTATCAGAAAAAATAGGAACTATTTCTTCAATAAATCTTGGATAGTTTGCATTATTCCAAAGATTAGCAAAAGTTAAACATTCACTATCTCCTCCAGCATTTTCTACAATTTCATCAAAAATAAAACCACAAGCATCGCAACTTGTGCGAACTGGAATTCCTTTATAGTAATTTGGAGCAACATATTCCAAGGACTCAATCAACTTTTGACGATAGAAAGAATGTTTCTCTGGATCAAATAACTTCTGTTCTTCTTTTCCGTAAGATGCATATCCAACGACATCACCTATCTTATAGTGATTATCATTTAACTGCAAAAACTGATCATAAAGAATATAACCTTCACCATCAGAAAATCTAAGAAAAGCAAAGTTTTCAGAATTTAATAACTTATTTTTAAGTTTATCAAAATCTTTTGTGTAATCATGTTCAATCATATCTATTCCCAATAAGTTTCTAATAATTCTATCTTATCCCACAAATTATTATCAATAAAAAATTGTTTTAATAACCTAATAGTATTTAACAAATCATGTTTATCTTCAAGTTGATTATAATATTTACTTCCAATTTTCATATACTCATTATAACACACTTCATATAAATTACAAAAAACTTTCATATTATCAGAATTAGAGTACCACCACATGTCAGGTATTCCTACATCAATATATTGCCAATTTGCAGCATAAATTTTTTTCATATCTAAAGATGGGTCAAAATTTATACACTGAACTGGATATGGATTATACATGCCAGGGCCAGAAGTGTTTCTGTTTATTCTACCCAAGTCAAATCTACCTTTTATAACAATATCATATTTTTTATTCTTATCTTCATATTCCCTCAAAAGTTTAAAAACTCTAGTTAAAGAATACAAGTATGACAACTTATTTTCAGGAGGTCTGCCAATTGACTGCCAATAATTCCCAATATCTAAATTTCTATCTTTAACAATACTGGAAAAATCAATTTGTTTTTCAGTAACTATTTTAATTGGATTATATAAATTGATTAAAAAGTCCTTTAATTCTGGTTGCCAACTATGAATAAAGACATCCGTTGATACTTTGTTTAAAATATTAGTCTTGATATGTTCAAATCCATCAATACCTTTTGAAGTTGAATCTGTTAAAGAATTAAAATAACCATGCAATAAAAGTGCGACTCTCATTTTTTAAAAGCTTTAAAATATATCCAATTAGAATGTGAATTATCTGACCATGAAGGACGAATAACTGTTTCAATATCAACAAAACCAATATTTAACAAATCATCAATAATTTGCCTCTCATCAGAAACTTCAACATCAAATGAACCATTTGTACCAGAAGCATTCACATAATTAGCATAATATTCACTGAGATTTGATTTACTTACATCACCATATCCCATCTGAATGGATATTTGTCCGTTTATTTTTAAACATCTAAACATATCTTCTAAAATTTTTCTTCTAATATTATAAACTGGTATATGTTGAAGAACAATTGTTGAAAAAATAAAATCATATTCATTTGATAATGCAGGTTGCAATGACTGCCCATCAGTAACAAAAAAATTATAATTATGAAAACTTGTAGACTCTAATAATTTAGTAGAATATTTTATATTATTTTCCCCAATATCTAATCCATCAATTCTTTTAACTTTAAAATTTTCTAAAATATTAATAACACTTCTTCCACACCCACATCCAAAATCCATAACAATTTTATCAGACCAATCACCTTGACTAAGAGGATGTAAAAGAATTTCCCAATAATCTGGATTAGAATTATGTTCTCCATGATTACTTATTGCCATATTAGATGCTTGATCTTCATAAAAATTTTTTTGCATCAATGTATACTGATCTTCTAAAGTCATTAAAATTCTCCTTTATAGTATTCTAAAAAGTAATTAAGATCTTCTGGAGTTCCAATACCCCACATACGATCAATATCCTTTACTCTGATTTTTTTACCATCACTAATTGCTTCATTAAATACAGGACAAACATAAAACTCATTATTAGTTCTAATATTTTTTTCAATCATCTGTTCGGCATATTTCACGTAATCAGATCCTTTACTCCAATAATAAATTCCAACAGTTGCATTGTCACTAATTGGTTTTTTCTCTGCGACCTCAGAAACAAATCCATCTTCACCAAGTTTTGCATAAGACCACTTGGGATGAGTTGCTTTGAAAGTAACAATACCACCATCAATGCCATCAGCATTAAATGCATATAGACATTCATTACTGTTCCATTCCACAAACTGGTCAGAGTTTGCCATTACAAGAGGAGCATCATTATCAATGAACTCTTTGGCAAGTAATGTGGTGCAGGCAGCACCTTCAGTAATTCCATCAACCTGAACAATATTGCAGTTGGGGGCAATTAAATTCAAAAGATATTGGAGACTATACTTCTCATAGTGTTCTTTTTGAACAATAAAAGTATAGTTTGCTTCAATATTCAAATTCTCAACCACTACTTGAATCATAGGTTTACCATTAACTTCAATTAATGGTTTGGGGAATGTATATCCAGCACTGGAGAATCTACTACCAGCACCTGCCATAGGAATAAGAACATTCATTTTATCAGATTTCCAAGGTACAATTGTAGGTTTTTTAGATGTAAATATTTCAAATACTTTATTAATTTTTTCTTGATTTAGATCATTCCTATTTTCAATAGCAATAAGATGAGATTTACTATCGATAGCACCTTGTCTACCAATATGACTATCTTCAAAAATTACAGTATCTTTGGGAAGTGCATTACAAGCAATCATACACTTCCAATACATTTCAGGAAATGGTTTATTGCGAGTTACATCTTCATTACTTACATAATAGTCAACGAATTCTAACACTCCTAATTTAAGTAAAACCAATTTTACAGTGTTACGAATACTATTACTAGCAACAGCAATTTGATAATTTCTATTTTTCAACTGCTGAAAATAATGCATCAACTCATAATCATTTTCCAAATCAGAAAAAATTTCAATAGTTTCTTTTTGTTTATCTTCCCAAATTTTTTGATGTTTATCTATTGGAAGTCCTTTCTTTTCAGTAAGCATTGAAAGTTTTCTAGAAGTAGGAAGACCATCATATAAACTAAGATGTTCTTCCCTACTAATTACATAATCCCAAGAAATATTTCCTAAGGCACGATTAAGTGCTTCATAATGCATTTCTCTGCTATCAATAAGAACTCCATCGAGATCAAAAATTACCAATTTATTCATTATATACATCCTCTACTTTCAAGATTTATATTATATTCTTTACTTAAAAATTTAATTTCTTTAGAATACTCTGTTTTATTCCATTTACCTTTACTCAATGCAGTAGCAATATATGGAAATATCTTACTATCAAAATGTCCACCTCTTGGTTCAGATTTTTCATCAAAATAAAATGATGAGTACATTCCCATATTCATCATCATTTTACTAGCATCATAAGATCCATACGATTCAAGATCTCTATATGTTTTTGGATTTAATTTAGATATTACTTCAACAAAATCTTTCCTTTTCCATATAGATGGTTGCTGGGTAAAAGAAAGATCGGGAACTTCATCATGCAAAATTTTATATATTTTTTCATTAACTAAATTAGTTAATGAATTACAATTTGAACGAATCATTCTAATGCACGAACAATCACTTTCTTTTAAATAATTAAAACATCTTTTAAACTCTTCAACATCAACAAAATCATATAAAATAAAATCTTCTTGCATATAAAGAATATAATCTTCAGTTATATACTCAAAACATGCAAGAAGTCTTTGAGTGTATGAATCATTTTCATTATTTACTAATTGTAAATGATCATCAGTAATTACTTCAGATAATTTATTAATAAGTACATAACTTTTTTCAAATTCAAAACAATATTTTTTAAGATTTCCAAAATATGCAGGAAATACATCTTCATATTCACTATTAGTCCATGTAACTATTGCTAAATTTTTCATATTACTCCAACATAATCGCTACAAATTCCATGACAGTTTAAACTTTTTAAACTTCCTAACCCATCTATATCAGTATTCCATTCAGGCATTACAATAATAGATCTTGTAGTATATTCTTTTCCAGGATATGTCCAAATATAATTTTTACTAGTTAAGGTAAAATCATCATTTTGATGCCAAAAATAATTATAATTATTTTGATTAGCAGAAAAATAATAAAGAGCGTCAATATTCTTACAATGAATCCATAAACTAGATACACGTTCAGTTAACCATTCGCCAGTAATTTTATATTGAGGTTCATCATGACCTAACCAAAATTGATTATCAATCAAATGAATATCAATTTCTACATCATATCCACTATTAATTGCACAATCAATATACGTAGGATTATTTTCTTTCTCTGGAAATGAACCTAAAATATTTCCACGATGAGATATTAAATGCATGTTTTATACCATTCATAAGTTTTTTCAATACCTTCTCGAAGATTAATTTTTGGTTCCCACCCTAAAGATTTAATTTTATCTACGTTTAATACTTTTCTAGGAGTTCCATTTGGTTTTGCAGTATCCCAATTAATATCTCCAGTAAATCCCGTAATATCAGCAATGGTTTCAGCAAGTTCTTTAATTGTAATATCGGATCCAGTACCAATATTAATAATATCCGAATCATTATACTTTTTCATGCAAATATAACATGCTTCCGCCATATCATCAATATACAAAAACTCACGAAGAGGAGAACCATCACCCCAACAAAAAAATTGAGAATCTCCATTTAACTTTGCCTCATGCATTCTACGCATAGTTCCTGGAATTACATGACTAGATTCTAGATCGAAATTATCATTCACACCATACAAATTAGTTGGTTGTAGAGAAATTGCATTAAATCCATATTGTTGGCGATATGCCTGACACATTCTAATACCAGCAATCTTTGCGATTGCATAAGCATCATTAGTGGGTTCCAAAGGACCAGTCATTAACTGATCTTCCGTAATTGGAATGTTAGGATGATTTGGGTAAATACAAGATGATCCAAGGAAAACTAACTTTTTTACTCCACACTTATATGATGTATTGATAATATTTGATTGAATCATCAAATTCTCATAAATGAATTCTGCAGGACGTGTTTTGTTTGCCATAATACCACCAACTTTAGCAGCAGCAATAAAAACATATTCTGGTTTTTTAGAACAAAAATATTTTTCAGTATCATCTTGATTTTCAAAATCAACTTCATCACGAGTTCCTTCAATGATGTTAGTGTAACCTTTACTCTCAAGGTTTCTTACAATTGCCGATCCAACCATACCATGAGCACCAGCAACTAATACTCTAGAATCACTGTCCATAAATGCACATATCCTCAACTAATTGTTCAAATGAAATTTTAGGTTCCCAACCTAATTTTTGTTTTGCCTTTGTAGGATCACCTAATAAGGTTTCTACTTCAGCAGGTCGAAAATATTTAGGACTTACTTTAACAACCGTTCTTTTTGTGAGTTTATCAATACCAACTTCATCCAATCCTTCACCTTCCCAAGCAATACTCATTCCGAAATAAGGAGATGCTGCCTCAACAAACTCACGCACCGAATACTGCGCTCCTGTAGCGATTACATAATCATCTGCCTCATCCTGTTGTAACATCAACCACATCGCTTCTACAAAGTCCTTAGCGTGTCCCCAATCACGTTTTGCATTCAAATTCCCGAGATATAGTATATCTTGTTGCCCAGTTGAAATAGATGATAATCCTCTAGTGATTTTTCTTGTGACAAAAGTTTCTCCTCTTCTAGGGGATTCGTGATTGAAAAGAATTCCAGAACTTGCGTGTAGTCCATAAGATTCTCGGTAGTTTTTGACGATCCAGTATCCATAAACTTTTGCAACTCCATAAGGTGAACGAGGATAAAAAGGCGTTGTTTCTTTCTGCGGGATTTCTTGAACCTTACCAAACATCTCAGAAGTAGATGCTTGATAGATTCTAGTTTTACTTTCCATTCCAAGAAGTCGAACTGCTTCAAGAATGCGAAGTGTTCCCAATCCATCAGTTTGCCCAGTGTATTCTGGCATTTCAAAAGAAACTTTGACATGACTTTGAGCACCAAGATTATATATTTCATCTGGTTGAACTTGCTGAATAACTCTTACAAGATTGGTAGAATCGGTAAGATCTCCATAATGAAGTTTAATTTGATCGTAAATATGATCAATCCTATGTGTATTAATTAATGAGGCACGTCGAATAATACCATGAACTTCATATCCTTTCTCTAATAAAAGTTCTGTAAGGTATGATCCGTCTTGTCCCGTAATCCCTGTAATTAATGCTACTTTCATAAAGCAAAGTACTTTTTATCATTATACTAAAAAAGGTGAGTTTATGCAACCCACCTCCAGTAACTCAGGCTCGCCACTTATTTTTTAACTAGAAATAAGAAACTAGGCGGGGTTTCCCCATCCACACCAGTCGGCATATTTTATGTCCAGTCCGACGAGGACATATAGGGTCATACTTGACTCCACCAGAGTAAGTTTTAAGACTTTTCAGGTCTAACTGTTAAAAATCTCTATTGCAAAATATTAACCCTGTAGAAATAAGATATCCAGAATTATCTTTAGAAGCAGTTTCTCTAATTCTTTTAGTATCCTCTTCCAATAAATAACAATTATTATTTTCCATAATTTTAATCCAGTATTCAGTTGATTGACAATTTACATGATGTTCTCCAGGTTGATTTACATCAGCATGTGTCATACAAATGTATCTTCCAGATTTAAATGTTTCTATTAAATTTTGAACATATTTTTCTTCAAGATGCTCAACAACTTCTTGACAATGAACTAAGTCCACAGAAGTAATAAATGGACCGTTTAGTAAATCCCATTTAATTGTTGGATAAAATGCATTTTTTATATTTTTATCTAATCCATCCATCGATACTGTTTTTATTCCCCGTTTAAAGAAGAAATTTGCACAATAACCTAAACCTCCACCAACATCTAACATAGATTCTATTGAGAATCTATCTATTAAATATTTCCAAACAGAAGGAGAATATGTATAAGGATCTCCTTCTACACAGTTACCACCCAAATGTAAAAAATTTGTATTATCTTGTACTCTAATTCCTTGATATGACATAAAAAATATTAAAAAACTTCAATAGATTCGAGATCACTTTCTAAATATTCCATTAACATTTCATAATCATCAAGAGGTTCTCCAGAAAAAACTACTCCTTCATTTTGATAATAACGGAAAACCTTTTTATAAAGTTTAGGATTCTTTACATCAAGGTAGATTTCTCCATTAGCAGCAGAACGAAGAGTACTAATATCTTTCTTGAATTTTTCGATCAGAGACATTGTAGTTTTTGAATTACTCGTATATTATAAGAGTTTGACCATATTTAGTCAAGTGTGCCAGTAAAGAAACTGGACATCGGAGTACTCGGATTTGAACCGAGATTATTCCTGCTCCCAAAGCAGGTGCCATGACCAAGTTAGGCGATACTCCGTAGTTTCAAGTCATCAAAATGAATCTAAGTACATAATAACACACATATTTTAATATTGTCAATATTTATATTTTTTAATAAATTTAAACAGGTGGAGATGTATAAATTCCAAATTGACCCCCAGAATAGTAAAATTGTTGATCATTATTAGCATAAGTAAAAGTAATAGGTCTTTGTTCGTTATAGTTATATGCAACAGCCAGTTTCGAAGTATTTCCATAATAATAATTCACAGTTGTTCCTGCAGAATTTACATAAGTAAGAATATCATTACAAGACCGTCTATTTCTAACTATTGCAGTTCCTGTAATACTAGTAGTGGAAGGTGGTGTAAGATCAGCATAAGGTGTATTATCACGAGAATAACATCTATAGGTATCAAACTGTCTCCCTGTATTATTTGGATCAACAATAATATCAAATTTAGTTTTATCACTTTCATAAAAAACTATTTCCCATCTAAAATCTTGCCATACCAGGACATTACTCTTTCTTATCTGTCCAACATATCTAACAACAAATCTTCTATTTGGAGCAGATCCGATTGTAACATATTGTACTTGTAAACAATTATATACAAGATCAGTTCCCAAAAATGTATTTGATCCACATACAACTATTGTGTTAGTAGAAAAAAGAGCACCTGTTGGATTACTTGTAGTAGTTCTGTATATATTATTTTCAAAACTTAGAAATCCTCTAGTTGAAATCCATAATCTATTGTGGGAATAACCAGAATAATTAATAAACCATGGCAAATCAACTTCCCAAACTCCATTATTTCGATAATCTTCTATTCCAGCATAAGCATAAGGAGACTCTGGTAATGGATATGTTGGATTAGCAAGTACTGTCCATCCAGAAACATTTTGAAATGATGGAGAAGAAATCGGAGTTGCAGTAGCTGTATTAGTTAGGACTTCAAATAAATTATCAGCATAAAGGTCAAAAGATTTAGTAAATCCACTTCCAGGCATTTGTTCCGTTGAAAAAGTTTCTCTAAAAGTTACATAAGGTAAATAAACTTCAGTTTGATTTATTGTAAATTGACCCAATAATTCAAAATAAGAATTAAATTTTTTTATAAAAAATTTAATAACAGGTTTGCTTCCATCCGGATTTGTAATTGAACCAATAGATTCAAAAGTAGTAGTAGATATATCTCCAGGTATATTAGAAATTTCAATATAATGTGTATCAAAACCACTATCCCGAACACCAGGATAAATATAATTAAAATACAAAGAAAAATGCATTTTTTATACTTACTTTTTATCTTTATGTATAATTATAATTCCAAAAATTGGTACCATAACCAAAAAGTAGCACAAAATTCCTAAAAATAAATTATTATTCAGTAAATAAACAATCAAATATTTCATTTTTTTATATACCTCTCCAGTTTTTATACTCATAATAAAAGTATTGGTCTGTCTCATCTAAACCACTCAAAGGTGCATGAGCATCCCAATAAGACCATTCAATACAAAACTGCCTAATGTGAATATCATTCATTGCAACTTTCACTCCATACATTCTAGAAAAAGCAGACATTGCAAAATGATATCTTTGCCTAATGTGCGGTTCCATTTCCCTTATAGTCTTCGGAATCATAGTATCCTCCTCGTGTTCCGAAATACAGTGTAGACAGTACAAAAGGAATAGCAACAAAAATAAGTGCTTTACCTAACATGATGTCCTCCAAACATATAACGCATACCATTCAAGATTTTTGCTCCGAATGATCCGAGATTGCGTGAGTTAAATCTTTCAAATAAGGCAGTAGTAATAACAGGAGCGGGAACCCCCAGGTCCACAGCGGCAGAAACAGTCCAACGACCCTCACCACTGTCGGATACTCCTCCAGAGAACTGTTTAAGGCTGCCATCCCTGCGTAGCACATCAGCAGTAAGATCAAGTAACCAACTGCCAACCACGCTACCACGACGCCATAACTCAGCAACTTCAGCAACATCAATGTCATAGCAATAAGATTCTGGATCTGCCATTGGAGCAACTTCAGCATCTCCTTCTCTAACATACTGTGCTCCATTATTTGCATTCTTTAAGATATTAAATCCTTCTGCATATGCTTGCATAATACCATACTCAATGCCGTTATGCACCATCTTCACAAAGTGTCCTGCACCTGGACCACCACAATGTAACCAACCAAACTCAGCAGAAGTTACGTCCGAGTCAAATTGAGTCCTTGGGGCAGCGATGATTCCTGGAGCGAGGGCATCAAAAATGCTCGCACAAGTGGCGACCGCAGTATTTCCGCCACCAACCATAAGACAGTATCCACGATCCAGACCATAAACACCACCGCTAGTACCACAATCAATATATTGGATACCCAATTTTGCCAGACGTTCTGCTCTTTTCCGACTGTCTTTAAAATTGCTATTGCCATGATCAATAATAATATCTCCCTCACTACAATATCGTAGTAACTCATTAATTGTCTCCTCTACAGTTTCGGCAGGAACAACCATCTGAAAAACTCCTGGTTGTGGTCTACCATTTTTATTTTTCTTTACTACTTTAACAAGATTTTCAATAGTAGTTGCAATTCCATCCACATATCCCTTTTCATATGCTTCATTTGCTTTTTCATAATTTCTCCGATAACCCCAGACTTCTATTCCTGCTTTCATCATACGGCGAGACATGCCTTCGCCCATTCTTCCAAGTCCTATTAATCCTACTTTCATATAATTACCTTTAATAAGCGTGTGTAAGTCCCCAATAAATCCACAATCCTATAATTGACCCATATATTAGAGTCGAAATTAAAAGTGTTTTAATCATCTTCTTCATCCTCATAAGTAGATGGTTCTTCAAATAGTTCTTCCATTTTTTGTTGAAAAACTATTCGGTTTAATTTTTGTAAATCTTCTTCTGTAATTGTTGCCATTAGTTCAAAGTAATCTTGAGAAATGGAAGTAATGGTGGAATAACACCAATCAATCTTAAAAGTCCCTCAGCAAATAGAGCAAGAACCACCCAACCGACGCACATACTAATGATAGAAGCATTACGGTTGTGTCGTCGTATTGCTGCATCAATCATCTCCTGTACTTCTGTACGAGTTACATAATCATCGTCAAATGGTTCCATCATTTTTCATCTCCAAGAAACTTTGCAAGAGGATCTCTTCTGGTTTTGACTATTTCAACCGCTCTCTTATAAAACATATTATTCATGTTTCCAGAGGCTTCGAAAGTCTCCTTGATCTTCACCCAATTGTCGTAGGTGTGCTGATCCATAGGTTTTAGGTTGAATACTACTAGTTATGCTAGTCAGTATTTGGAGAGTGTCAACTTTGTGTTGATACAAAAATATAGATTAAAAAAATCTAAAATTTAGTAACATTTCTTAAACGGCGAGAGTAGGATTCGAACCCACGGAGGCTTTCACCTCAAACGCTTTCAAGGCGTCCACTTTAAACCACTCAGTCATCTCGCCAAAATAAGTCCTCAACGGACTTCAAAATCTAATCGTCTAACTTTACGTTGACGACGTGCTTCTTGCCACTGAATATCTTCATTGGTAAGAACACTAGACTTTGTTTTTGTATGATAAGAGTTTAGCATAACAATATTAGATAAGTCAACTGCCGAAATCTTATCACCGCGAATAGTTGCCATATTAGGGCAACCACATGATACAGTTTTACTATGATGCCCTTCAATCTCCTTACCACAGGAGCGACATCTGATTCTTAAATTTTCCATTTCTAATCAATCAATTAAATATCAGTATTATTGAATTTGAGGTTGTATAGGTTGTTCTTGTGGAAGTACTTCAGTTGCAACATCCTCTATAGACATTTTTTGAGATTTTTCAGTTATTGAACGCAACATCCATACAAACTTACCGTGAGACTCCATTAAATCTTGAAGAATATTTTCAGTTGAATATGATCTTTGTTCTCCAGCTGCTTCAGATGCTTCTGTTAAAAGTTCTAAAAAGATTAAATTATCCGCAAGAAGTCTTTTAACCATATCTTCCGCTTTCACAACTGGTTTACCTGGAACAATTTGCCTTTGTCCAAGTTCATCAATTTGAACAATATCCGAACCTTGTCCAACTGTAGAAACCTCTACAATTCTTGTAAGAGTTCCAACTGGGCGAATATTCAAAAATCTCATATGTTCAGCAAGACGATCAATCTCTTCAAACATAGATTCATATTGTTCACCGAATAAGGTATGAAGTTGTTGGAAATCAGGACCTATAACATTCCAGTGAAAAACCCAAGTCTTATGAAATAAAACAAAAAGATTTGAATGAATATCACTCAATAATTTGTATAAACCTTCCATCTAACCAAATACTTTTGAAGTATTTATAATGGGCGATACTGGATTCGAACCAGTGACTTCACACTTGTAAGGAGCGCACTCTACCGCTGAGTTAATCGCCCGAAAAGTCAAGATTGACTCATCAGATATTCTACAGTATTTGCTACATCATTCATAGCATCACGAAGATTTTCTCTTTGACCTGACTCTTGTTTAATGATAGGTCTATGATCGTCAGTTAAAGTCCAACGCCACATCTTCATTTCTGTACAATACCAAAGATTAATTTTCATTTTTTTGATATTCCAATTTGACCCAGTTGATAAGAGCGTTCAGTTCCATCATAGCAACATCATTTAATTGAACGTCAGAAATACCGAGTTCTTTACATGCCTGATCTTTACGAAGTATATCATCACGATAATATACTAATGCTTCAATAGCAAGTTGCCTATCTCGCTGGGAAATAAGAGACATAAAACTCCTAACTCGTTAAATATAATACACTAAAAAAGGGGGTTTGTCAACCCCCCATATGTATATCAGAACCTAAAGGTCGTTTGAATCACACCACCCCAATTAGAAGAGTTGTCAGCAAGACGTTGGTTATCACTTCCGTAAATAATAGCAGGAGTGACGCTGATGTTATCGGACACTTGATACTTGTAGAAGATCTCAAGAAGAGTAGACTTCTCAAGGTTTTCACCAGTAGGTGCTTGTCCAATAGCAATACCAGCAGAGTTACCACCAACAAATACATCCTCCCACTGAAGACCAGCGAACCAAGACTGACTATCGGTAGCATCGCTAGCAGTACCACTCACAGAGTTCCAACCATAACCAGTGGAGATAGAAGGAACAATACCCGATTTCTGAGGTTGCCAGTAAGCATTCAGGGCATAACCGTTAGAGGTTTGACCAGGAACCAGAGTACCAGAAGCACCATTCAGACCGTTGTAAGTACGAACGCGAGTGCCTTCAGTACCATAACGATAACCAAATGCAGCACCCCAGTTGTTACCACGATAACCGATTTGTGCCAGAGTATTCAGAGCACCAGTCTCATCAAATACCCCAGTTTCACTATTGTTACCACTTTGAGCAACATAGTTTACACCAGCAATCAGACCTTTCTTACTATACTGAGCACCAAAACCAGCACCAGTTGCCTTGTTATAAACACCTGGAGTACCAGCAACAGCAAAGAAGTCAAGAATGCCAGACTTATAAGCAGAAGGCATCCAAGCAATTTCAGTGTTACGAACTGCGGCACCAGCAGTCAGAGTTGCTTTGTTATTGAAAGCAGGGAACTGATAAAACAAGCGGTCAATAACTACGTTATTACCAACTTCGCTGGTGGTATTGTCTGCCTTGTCCAGTTTGAACAGGGAAGAACTAGAACCAAAAGGATTGCTACTGAAGTTAGAAGAACGCAGACGAGTACGGAGAAGATCCTTACCAGTGAATGAAGTGTCCAGGTTCAGACGCAGATCATAATTGAATGCGGTATGAGTAATGTCACCATCCTTGGTTTGGTAATTATCTACACCACCAAGAACAAAGTTTGCTTCACCACGCAGTTTGGTAGTAGTGGAAAACTGAGTTGCTTCCAGAGCAGCAACTTTAGTTTCCAGACCAACAACTTTACCTTGAATAACGGTCAGTTCATCACGGAACTCATTAGCAAGACGCTTGAGTTCATCAGTATTTTCAGTTACACGATCAAGACATGCATTCAGAAGTGCTGCTGCCTCATAACGAGTCATGGCACGACCACCACCAAAGGTGCCGTTAGGATAACCAGCAACGCAACCATAACGCTCTACAAGGTTGCTGAGTGCCTGATATGCCCAATCAGTAGGCTGCACATCAGAAAGTTGCGAAACGCTTGTAACCTGCTCAGTGGAGTATTGGTTGACTGCTGCCATGTTAAGATCTGCGGCATTCGCAGCAACAGGAGCAACCATTCCCAGAGCAACAGGTGCAAGCATCAGTTGTTTGAGTTTCATAAAAAGTTTTTAGTACTAAACGACATTATACACTGAGGGAATAATCCCTAGTGATTGATTCACAAGATTGATGCGAGTAGTTGAGGCATCAATCAAGTTCCACTATTTAGAAGATCTTAAGGTTATCTTAAGATTGGATAGTATATTAGAGCACTTTGAGTCTTTTGTCAACTAAGATTTGATTAAGAAGCGGAGTATCGGATTCGAACCGACGACATCTAACTTGGAAGGATAGCGTTCTACCACTGAACTAACTCCGCAATGTGAGAGTGGAAGGTTTTTCATCCTTCTATTGTATCCCTTGTCGGGGTGCCTTACTTTTGGCATCACTCTCAGCGTACTTCCTTCACACCAAAGAAGTATAAGACATAATAAGTATTATGTCAAGCCCCCGACAAGATTTGAACTTGCGACATCGGCTTTACAAAAGCCGCGCTCTACCACTGAGCTACAAGGGCAACTCCCCCAGTCCGACTCGAACGAACAACCCCAGTGTTAACAGCACCGTGCTCTGCCAATTGAGCTATAGGGGAATACTAACGGGGGTGTTGCCACCCCACTATTTTACTTGGAACTTACAAAGTTATTAATTTTTTCAGCAAGTTGTTCAATTTTTTCATAAGAAGGAAATGATGGATAATCCCATTTACTTCCAGTATTTTGATTATGATTATCAACTATATTATATCGAGCAAGATATTCATCATTAGCATGAGCATATGCTTGCTTAAAAATTTCAAACCGTAATTCGTAAGGTGTCATTTGTTTACTCCTGTGTTGTGTGTTGTGTGGGCCGCTGGTCGGGAATCGAACCCGAACTCCAAGTGCATTGTCTGCCTGTCCTGACCACTAGACTACCAACGGAATGGTGGTAGGAGGGATTTCTATGTGCGGACAGAATCACCTTTCCCTTCATCTAGACGCAGAATACTAGGACCAGCGAGAGGGGTTGCACTTCCTACTTTTTGATGGAGTAAGTGTGATATATCTCATAAGGATATAACAGGGACTTACCCTCTATCAATATTATATATGGAGATAAACTCCAAGCGTCTTGGGAGGGACTCGAACCCCCGACCAACTCATTAGAAGTGAGTGGCTCTATCCATCTGAGCTACCAAGACATAAGGCAATAAAATATTGCCAATAGGACTGGAGGGAATTGAACCCTCTTCACACCGTTATAAGCAGTGGGCCTTAACCAATAGGCGACAGTCCCATAGACCTCCTGGTTTGTGCATCGTTGAGAGGCATAGGAGGGGAGGGTCTTACAGGAGGGTTGGAACCTCGCCTGCCCATGAGAGTATTATAAGGTATTACCCCCCAACTCGTCAAGCCGTTACTGTCTTACGAGCGTTCTTCTCTTCAGAAATCTCCAACCTACGTGCCTTGACAAGTTTAGAAATTTCTTGAAGGGCCTTGCGAGCGCGTGTACCTGCTGCACCATTTCCATTAACAAACTTTTCATCTTCAGTTTGCCAAGTTTCAAATGCTTCGGTAATTTGCTGTACTGTAATTGACATAATGTACTCCATTAAAAAAAAATTTACTTCTATATGTATACAAGAAGGGGAGAGATAATAATTCTCCCCAACTTTATTCTATTGTATCAAACTTCTACCGTGATCAGTCGGTTAGCATATTCATGTGCATAAGATGTGCGGGCACCATGAATGCCCCAACCAATCCAACTATACGCATAGTTCATGTAACGATCGATAGACTTACCAGGTGTTTTCATTCTGTCTACTATACGTTGCCACTGAACTTCATTTGTAAGATAACGAAGTTGCGTTTGAAGAGATGATGGATCTCCACCATACTTCTTAGCAAAATCACCCAATCCATAATAACGATCGGCAGATGTCCATTGGATCAGACCATAACCACGCCAGCAGTTATGGTATCTGGTCCTACTACCACCTTCACAAATATTAGGCACGAACATAGATTCCTGCTTAATGTTGCCCATGATGGTAGCAAGGGCGTTTCTGTCTTTAATTCCTTGATCTTGAAAATATTCAAGAGCAAGTTGTTCATGTTCTGAACACCCTTTACAAATTAGCCTTTTCTCTTTTGACTTTATTGGTGCAACCTCGCGGATTGCTGTCGTCTCTGGTTCAAACTCTTTAATAATAGTGTAAGGTTTTTCATCCACTGGAGGAGGAGGACCTTGCAGTTTATAACTAGAGAATGGCAGTGTTGCCGTACTGGTTGTAACCGTTGCCAAAAGGGGCAGAGCTACTGTAAAGATAGATTGCATTAATTTTAATTGAACTCTACATCCGTATAGAAGGGGGGTACACCCAACTCTCGAAGGGCACCTTCCACGGCTCTAAAATCACATCAAAATCTCATGATGTAATCCCTGCTAAGGGATCTTCCATAATACAGGGTATATTTAGGTTTTGTCAAGTCTATCAAATAAATAAAAATAAAAAGTATCGATAATATAAATGGCAACTTTATCCGGATTACTTGGTAATAGTTTTATTGGATTGCAAGGTATTCAAGGTACTCAAGGATTACAAGGAAATCAAGGTATTCAAAGTGCTCAAGGATTACAAGGAAACCAAGGACTTCAAAGTACTCAGGGAATTCAAGGATTAATTGGAGGAGTATTAACTGGTGTACCACAAAACTCACAATCTGCTCAGTATGAACTTGTAGCACTAGATTCTGGAAAACATGTGTCTACAACAGCAAACGTAATTATTCCTGCTTCTGTATTTTCGGTCGGAGACACTATTACTATATTTAATAATTCTGACTCAAATATAACTATATCAACAAAGTCTGGACAAGTCATAACTTTATATTTGGCAGGAACTTCGAGTGTGGGAACAAGAACTCTAGCGCGAAGAGGTTTATGTACCATACTCTGTGTAGTTGGAGGATTTCAACCATCCTTTGTAATTGCTGGTTCTGGATTAACTTAAAATGACAATAATTCAAAATTTACTATCAGTAAGAACATCTTCAGTTTCAAATACAATTGAAACTGGTCAAGAATTATTTGAATATACTAGAACAGAAATTATTCCAATACCTTTTGTACAAATACCAACAGGTGTAGCAAGAAATTTAAATCAAACAAACCTAACTAGTGGTTTAGCTTACAGCAATCAACTTCTTACAGACTCATATATATCTTTACCATTTAGCGTTAGATATAATGGAATAGACTGGGACAGTGTTAGATTAACTGCAGATAGTTGCTTAATATTTCAATCTACAGGATCATATACTCATAATTCTAGTCCAAATTTTAATATATCAGGAAGTATACCATATAACAAAATTTTTATAAACGCTAGTACTTTAAATTCTTTTTATGGAGCAACTGGAGATCTTACAACTTATGGATACAATGGTTGTATAAGAACAGATTCTGGAATATATCCAGATAGAACTGTAAAATTAACATATACTGGTTTTCATAGTTCAAAAAGTTCTCCATTAATATGGTCAATAACTTTTTACGAAAGGCAAAGTGCTTCTGGTCCATCATATATGGATTTGCATATATCCCAAGTTCATGCCAATACTTATGATGGATTTCATGATAGATCAAGATTATTTAAAAATTTTCCACTAGAAGCATCTAGAGGTTATAGAATAATAACATCACAAGCATCTAATTACAATTGGACTTGTCCAGAAGGAGTTTATGAGGTTTCGGCAGTATGTATTGGTGGTGGAGGAGGATCAGCAGCAGGTAGTAGTGGATCTTCTGGAGCAGGAGGAGGTGGATTAGGATGGAGAAATAATATATCAGTAACTCCAGGAAATACTTACACTATTAGTGTTGGTTCTGGAGGATTAAGAGCATTTAGCGACACAGGATCAATTTCTAGAGCAGGAACTGGTGGACAAAGTTATTTTATAAATTCATCTACAGTTGCTGGGAATGGTGGTCAAGGAGGACAGACAAACGGAGATTCTGCTGGAACTGGAGGATCTTACGTAGGAACTGGTGGAGGAAATGGTGGTAGTGGAGGATCAAGAGGAGGTTCTTCTAGTGATGCTGGTGGTGGAGGGGGAGCAGGTGGTTATACAGGACCTGGTGGAAATGGAGGAAATATTGTAAGTGGAAACGCACAAAATGGTTCAGCAGGATCTGGTGGAGGTGGAGGTGGAGGTGGTGGATGTGGAAGTGGAGATACTGCTGGATGTGGAGGTGGTGTAGGTGTTTATGGAGAAGGAAACAGTGGTAATGGAGGATCTTATACGTTAACAGATGGAGATGGAGGTAAAGGAGGATCAAATGGAGAAGATGCAACATCATCCTCATATGATAATTCCCCATATTTACCTTCAAGACCCGGTAATTATGGTGGTGGTGGATGTGGAGCTGATGTACCATCCGATGCTACAATAGAAGATGGAGGATCTGGTGCTGTTAGATTAATTTGGGGTCCAAGATTTAGTCGTCAATTTCCATCAACAGATACTCAAGACTTATATGTTACCTATAGATACATTAAGTGGGAAATATCCAATGCAAGAAATTCATCATCAATTCAAGTATCAGAATTTAAATTTTTATATAACCATTCCGAAATAATATATAAAAATAATACATCAATTTCTAGTGCAACTGGTTCCAATCCAAATAATTTAATAGATTATATTACAACTTCAAAATTTACAGATTCGACTCTAACATCTATAGTAACATTTGATCTTCAAACACAATTAAATATTACAGGATATAAGTGGACAACAGCAGATAATGATGCAAATCAAGATCCAAAATCATGGATTTTGTATGGATCAAATGATGGCAATAATTGGGAAGAAATAGATAGAATAACAAATTATACGGCACCATCAAATAGACAAACATCAACAAGAGTATTTTATCTTCCAATAATACCAAAATAAAAAACTAAATACTTATAGTGTTTATTCACAATAAGAAAATGAAAAGACTTCTATTAGCCTTTTCGTTATTCTTCGCAATACCAGTTAATGCTGCTGAAATCACATCAAGAATCACTGACTCCGTACAATTGAAAGTTGATGGTGCTGCAGTTCAATCAACCCGAATCGGTGCTTCTTATTCTGCATCAGGAACCAATATCCAATCTACATCTTTTGGTGGTGTAGGTGGAGCAGGAACTTATGATATCAATACTCCAGGTCAAGCATTTACTTTCTCAGAAAGTTTCAATGCTGCCGATACTCCTGTCACCAATCAAACAGTTACCAATGGTGTAATTGGGTCTCCAAATCTCTATGGAGATAGTGTAACTCAAGTTGGTGGTGAGAAAGGAACTCTTGCAGGTACTCTTTCGCCAACTGGTGTTCCTACTGTTACTGCTGGTGGTGCAGGAACAACCGCCACTGCTCAAAGATCTATTGAATTAAGCGTATTCAAATGAGACATTTAACTCCCGCTTTGCTTTTGGCGGCGGGAGTCACTTGTACTCCCGTTTATGCTGAAAGTGTTGTGCCTAATTTTACTAGAGGCACAATTAATGCAACAACAGAATCAACAACAAAAGTCATAGAAACTATTCGTCAAGTTGAATACACTACTGGCGAATCATATACTGTATCTGGAACTAACATTAACATTCCAGGTATCCCTCAAAGGGGTGCTAATTATTCCATCATGACTCAAGGTGCCCCATTTCAATTTAGTGAGACGTATCTTGGCCCTGGAGTGGCAAAAGAAACATGGATAGATCGCACTACAGAAACCCAATCAACCACTACATCAATTTCTGTCTTTACGCAATAATCTCAACAGGAACTGCATTTGCTCAAAGCACTCCTGCACCTAGTAATACAAATATTGCTGGACCAAGTGCAAGTGCTACAGGAAATGTAACTAACCAAGCAGTTCAAGTTCTACAAGGACCTTATGCACTTAATACTTATGGCGGTGGAGTAAGTTGCCAAGGAGCAACTTTTTCAGTATCACCTTTCTTAATGAGTAGCAATAATTCTAGCGATGATCCAGAAACCTTTGCATCACGTAATGGCAACTGGGGTATTTCTGCTGGATTTAATATTCCATTAGATGGAAATCTAATGGATTTATGTAGAAAAAGAGCAGCAACCGAAATTGCTAGACAACAAGTAGAAACTGACAAAGCACGTTTAGATTTTGAACTTGTAAGATTATTGAAGTGTGGTGAAGCATATAAGAATGGAGTGATGTTCCATCCAGACAGTCCTTACTACAAAGTTTGTGCTGATGTTGTCGTGAAATACCCCAAAGTTGAGGATGTGGTTAATGGAACCAATAGAACTAATTGATAACCCAAATTTAAAACCCATAATCGGAAATAATCCGATCAACGTTCCAAATTCAAACATCAATAAAATTGCTGGTCCTTCTGTAATTTCAACCATAGATAGACCAGCAATCCGTGATGTTGAACAACCAGTTGTTCGTGGTCTAGAAGTTCCTGTTGTTGATGTTCCAAATACTGCGATTAAATATCCAGTTATTAATGTTCCGACTCAAGCAGAGTTTGATGCTGCAGTAAATGCAGAACGTCAAAAGCAATCACAAGAAGAGAAACCAAAAGAGAGGGGATTACCTGATACTACCCCCCCTCCTCAACTGCCTCAAGTTGCTCAAACCCCCTTCACCCAAACTCCTGCACCTACTCCCATTGCAGAAGTTCCAGCAGATAAACCTCAACCAACCTTTTCTGTTTATGGAGTCAATATTAATCTACCTGACCCTTCTCTTGTTGCTACGGCTGGTGCTGTCGCCGTAGTTACTACAGCATCTACTATGGTTGCAACAACGGCATTAAACGCCCTCAAGAATGCCGCAGAACCATTAATTAAAGAAGCAACAAAGAATAAGTTTAAAATTAAAATCAAACAAGTTAAACCCGTTCTTCATTATGTAATGGCAGAAGAAGGTCATGTTGATATTTTTGAATATTCTGCAGAAGGAACTCGCCTTGTAGAACAAGTGTCTAATGTAGAGCAATATATTCGTGATCAAGTTGAAATTAATGCTCTCTATGAGATTGATAACAAAATTATTATTGATGATGTAATAAAAAATAAATTTACAAAAGAAGGCAAAGAAAGATTTAAATCTCTCTTTGCCCCTGCTAAAAAAGTAGCAAAAAAACTTGCTGCTAGATTATCATTCTAAATTTAAATTTGAAACAACCCAAGTAATAATTGCTGCTGGTATATAAGCAATTATATTATATAAGGAGTCAAGAAGAAAGTTATTAAATCTTGATTCCTTTCTTTTTTGAACAAGTTCTTCTTCAGACAGTTCCTTTGTTTGCATTTCTCTTCTCCAATAAGAGAGCAAAATCTTTTTTCTTTGTACCCCCATCATATTCCCAAGCATATCCTTCAGCAATCATTTGATTATTAACTGAAGTTTCTTCCCCATTGATATACAAATGACCAATAATACGACCGTACTTTTCTGTACTATCGGGAAGTTCGGTTTTAATGATGATATCTTTAGCAAATTGCATTCTATTCTTCAACCATTCTTTTGATTCTAAACCTAATTTCTTTTCATATGCATCTGTAGTTCTACTTTCTGGTGTATCTACAGCAGCAAGTCTAATTCTTTTAGTGAGTGAGATATCAAACCCAAGATCAATATCAGCATCAATAGTGTCACCATCAACTACTTTATGAACTGAACGAATACGATAAACGTAAGGATCTTTTTCTTGCATCAGAATGGTAATTTGAATTCTTTGGTATTTAGTTTTGGAATAGGTAATTTTTCAAATGCTTTATTGACTTGGTTCTCCACAACCTTACCAACAAACTCTTCTGGATTGTTGAGGATTGCTTCTGCCTTTTTATAAGTCACATAAGCACCATAACAAAGTGCTCCACTAATGAGAAGACTTGTCGTTGATAGAATGATTGCTAAATTTTTCATCTCTCATTTCCTCGTGTGCTAATTTTAGTATGTAGTAAATTACATATAGAGTAAAAATAAGACCACAACCCAATATTGTGACAACTCCCCAAGGAAAATCCATTAATATTTACCTTCCGTACAATACTCTACTTTTTTATTTGGATAATAAGGATACTTACCTTCTTGTGGTTTCATCCATCCACATCCAATTAACCAATCCATAGTCATTGGTGTTGGTCTAATTTGTTCCCATAGTGGTCCTTTAGAACACATTTCTAACTTTTCGGCAGTTACATTAGATTGTTCTTCTGCCCAGTTAGCATCTGCTTCCCAAGGAATAGCAAGACTTTGCATCATTGATTCATAAGTTAGTCTAGTCTGCTTCATTACCCATGCAGGTATTTCAGAATCCTGATGCACCTGTGCCATAAAGGATGTTTGCAATCCACCACCCATACAATCTTGAACTACATGCCATCCTTCATGTCTCATCGTTCCAAGAAACTCTCTGGGGTCTTTAAGAAGAGTTTCATTCACAAAGAAACGATTGTAGTTTGGTTTATATAATCCTACTGTTCTTGGAGTAAAATATCTTTCTGGTGCAACATACACGGGAACATTTACACCATCAAGAGCATTAATAATTCTTTTCAGTTCTTCTCTGAATGGATCAAAATCTGGATCCTTTAGTAGTTCAGAATCTACCGTGAGTTTTTCAATTCCTTCAGTGCATTCTAGGAGGATCATACAACCCATTGCCTCTGCACTATAAGGTCTAACCGTTGGTTGTTTTGGTGCTAAAGATGATGCTATTGCAGGAAATGATAATGATAAAATTAAACCAAATGAAGTGAGTAACTTTTTCATTCGTTCCACCAACCTTCTTGTTTGTGTATCCAGACTTTCAAGTCTTTTACATATTTTCTCAACATCTGGGCCTGTTCTTCATGCCAAATATCACCCGTCTCCATGTGAAGACGGGTGTGATTATCTATGGCTTTGAGTATGTTGTGGATGGGAGCGTTCCAACACTCCCTCTTTGGAGTGTTCCATTCTCTTGGCATTTGTATTCAACTGTATAAAGTTGTCCTTTATGTATAAAATCAACTGCACATAAATTAGGTCCAATCATCAAGTTACCTGCAATAAGAATTTCAAGTAACATTACTTTTTCTTACCTCCATTTTTTGCTTTTTTAGCAGTCGCATTACCTTGATTTTGCTTGGATCCATTAGATCCTTTTTTACCTTTGTTTGGGGATTTAGACATCAGAGGTCTCCTCTTTGAAATGGTTTTTCTTCATCAACTTTTGCTTCAAGTGCTTCAACTCTTTCTTCAAGTGAAGTATCTGATGTTTCAGAATATCCAGTATTAACTAAAGGTAATCCTTCAGTTTTTTCTTGAACTGGTTCTTCCCAAACAGGTTCTACTCTTTGTGGGGGAGAAGGTGGAGTTTCTACAAACTGATCCCTTTTTACTGGTTTTTCATCCTTATCATCATCATCATCTCCACCCTTCTTCATAGTATTAATACCAAAGGTAGCAGCAGATGCAGTAAAGACGGTAGCAATAAAAGTTGGATCCATCTTAGATAAAGCACCAGCATAACTTGCAGTAAGAAGAGCAGCAGACCAACTCAGAATTAAAATACGAATCAATGTTGACATTTTATTTTCCTTCTTTTTGTTCATTTTTAGTTAGTGAGTAAGATTAACTTTTTTTCCAAGCTTCACCTTCTGCTTTTCTTCTACGTGCTAGTCCTGCTTCTACATTAGATCCAGGATTGCGGTAAAGATAAAGAGCATCAGGAACTAAGTCCCATTCTTTATTCTTCAGGCGTTTAGTAATAGTATTAAAGTTATCACCACCGTAAAAACCGGCACCAAGATTATAAGCAAAGCTGAGCAGAGCGCCTCTTTTTCCATCTGACATTTCATTCCAATGTGGGATTTTGCGAAGTGATGGGAGAAACTGATTCTTACATTGAGTAATCAGAAGTTCATCTGCTTCTGCCTGAGTAATACTATCTCCCATTTGGAATGGTTGACCATTCTTATCTCTCGTTGAACCCCAACCAATAGTGATTGGAAGTCCACCAGTCAAAGGATCAGGGTATGCATTTAAATGACATCCCTCAAACTCTTTAATCAACTTAATGCCCATCATAGGCATATCATCACCACCTGCCACTGGAGCGGCAGCAGCGGGTGCTGGTGCTGATGCTGGTGCCGCACTACCCTTTTTTCCTCTGTAAATCTCCGCCCAATCAATATTATCTTCCAGATACTTGACTGGAAGATTATCTTCCAACCACTGAACTGCTTTAACGTGATTAGGATTCTTCTCGTCATAAAACTTGAAGAAGTTATGTAGATCGATTCTTGCCATTGTTGTCTCCAAAATACCTTTGATAAAGTTCGTTTGCTTCTAGATGTTTTCCACTATTTGTAAGTTCTTTAATCACTTTAAGCATCTTTGCTTTAAATCTAGTCGAAGATTCTGCCCCATCCATCATTACCTCCTGGGCACCAACGATGCTTGAGAACTGCTTTGGTGTAAATGGTCTTCTTACCATTTGTCACAGGACCAGTATAGTTATCATTTAATGAACCATATGGGTCATTAACATAATATCCTTTACCATCAGGTGTCTTTCCAATTACAACACACATGTGCCCACCAGTAGGTGCAGAAAGAGAACCCCTATGGAGTATGCCAATAACAACGGGTTTCCCAGAGTCCAGACTTTTATCAATATCAGCAAAAGATAAATTGTAACTAAAGTGTGACTTAACACCATAACCTGCCAGAACTTTCGTCTGTACGGAATGATCAGTCGTATCACCAATTGCAAATACTTTCTTAACGTATTCATCATCACCTTTGATGCTGCCTGGCTTGAGGAAAGCAAGACACATAGCACATGACGAACTGTTACAAGTTCTATGTGCATCTCTGTAGTTATCTACTTGATTAAAATAAGGAACTTCTAGAACTGCTGGTGTAGGGGGTTTAGTTCTAAAAATTCCAATCCAATCTGTTTCTGAGTCATCAAGAAATTGAGCAGGAAGATTATCCTCTAACCATTGAACTGCTGCAACATGATTTGAATTACTATCATCGTAAAATTTAAAAAAGTTATGAAGATCTAAAGTCATCTTCTTCTCCTATGTACTCTAATGAAAATATATCATGCTCTAAAATATTTGGATTCAACCATTCACTGAATTCAGATTGAATCGCACGGGCATCTTCAATATTTTCTTCACATAGGAAATGTATGCGGTCAACTGCCCAATCATGTGATTGCCGTAGAGTCTTTTCCAAAATTTCCATAGTCTTTTCGCAGGTAGCGTCCTAGAATATTGCTATTGTAGTACGCAGGAGTTCCATCGTCAAGAGACTCTTTCAATACATTATTTAGGAAAAGTTGCCTTGTCTCTTCATAATTACACTCTGCTTTTGTCTTATGGACAGAGATTATTATTCTTTCAAAACATTCTTTACCATATTTTATTATATCTTCTTTTAATTCTGGACAAGAACCATAATACTTTTTCCAATCTGATTCTTGTTTTACTTTCCTCTTCTTTCCTGGAGGAGTTCTAAAAGACCAAAAATACTTTCTACCCCAGTATTTGCGATCAGTTTTATTACAAGAAATAAGATATACAAAACCAAAATTATCTTGAATATCAGAAGACTCAAAAATTTCTCTATTGAATCTCCAAGGATTCTCATAGCTCATTTATTATACTTACAGAGCTATTATTTATCCTTTAACCGGGACAAAGCGAGTCTAGCAATAAAAAGGGGGTCTTGTCAACCCCCTTGAACTTATGGTATAATAAGTTTATCAGTCAAGATTACTTAATTCACTTATATAATACTCAACCACATCATCCCAGGTATATTGTGAAAAATCATAACCCTCTTCTACAAGATCATTTACCCATTCTTCAATTTCTTCAGCAAGAAGATAGTTCTCATATTGTTCAATAATATTTCCAACTGTTTCTTCATTCATTTCTAACATTACATAATGTGCTTCTTCAAGAGTATCAACTTGTTCAGTATCAATTAAATATTCAATAATTACATCATAAGCATCATAGGACTCTTTAGTTGTGGTTTGCTCTGCTTTTTTCTTTAATCTTTCCTGTTCTTTCTTAATATCCGCCTCAACAGATGATTTATCAATTTGTGCTTCTGGTTTTCCAGTTGTTGGAGTTTGATCCTGTTTTTCATTAGGACCTGGTTTATCTCTCATTGCAGAAATTTCTTCATATCCAGACTGACCAGGTTTCACCTTAGCAGCGAGTTCTGGATATTTTTTCGCCCATTGCTGCATGGCAGTTCCACCTTCTGGTTTTTTAGGTGTTGTTGATGATGGTGCTGGTTTTGCAAATCCTGAAGAAGATGTAGAAGACCCACCCCCACCACCTGAAGAATTAGATCCACCACCACCTGAAGAATTAGATCCACCACCACCTGAAGAATTAGATCCACCACCACCTGAAGGAGATGAAGATTTAGGTCCTACAATCTTTGGTCCTACAATCTTTGGTCCTACAATCTTTGGTCCTACAATTGCAGGACCTACCTTACCATCTCCACCTGCACCTCCAAGTTTTGCTCCCATATATCCAGCAAGAACACCAGTACCTCCTATTAAAGCACCCTTTGCAGCAGTCTTTACACCTTGAATTGCTCTTGCAGTTCTTGCTTGTTTTATTAATTCGGTTGCTTGTGTTGGATTTAATGATCCTTTTGGAACTTCTATACCTGCTTTAGTTGCTTGTCTTTTTGAAAGTTTTTCTAAAGCAGCTGTTCTTCTATCCTGTGCAGAACCTGTTCTTCCAGATACATTTTTAAATGGACCAGAAATATTAGGTCCTTTATTTGTTACAAGTTTTTTACCAATTTTTGATTCTACTCCAGCAGTTGCTGCTTTTGTAACTCCTGTTTTAACAGCACTTTTGGTTGCTTTTGCTCCTGCTTTAATTCCACTAGCAACAGCTTTGGCACCTCTTCCTAAAAGTTTTATTAATCCAGCAATCTCAAGAAGTTCAAACTGCTCTTCAACAAAATCATTATAAATTGCTTCTTCAGAAATAAAATTTATATCCGTACTTAAATATTTTTCTAAAATAACTTCTTCATCAGAACTCGCTAAAAACTTAACAAAAGTTTCAGCAGTATATCCCTCAGAAAACATTGCCAAAGCTAAAGAAAGAATAATATCTTCTGTCAGTTCTGCAGTTTCTTCATCGTAATATTCAGATTCTTCATTTAAAAAATCTTGGTCTTTTACATGAATGTTCTCATATAAAAAACCAAGATCGTTAATAAAGTCTTGCGAAATTCTAGACATGGTTATAAATTAAATACCTTTTTATAAAGGTATTTATAAAAATCACTTGCCAGGAAGTGCTTTTACTCCTAATGCCTTTTGGCGAGCAGCATCAGATTGACGTGCTTTCGCCAATGCTTGTTGTGCTTTTGCAGCATCATGCTTTTTATAAGCACCAGCAAATAAAGATCTGCCAATTCTTTCTAATGGATTTGAGGAAGTTTTAGCAAGAGATTGGGCACTTGGGCCTGCTTTATAAACTGCTTTACCACCTTTAAATGCAAGATGTCCCGCAGTTGACTGAGAACCTCTTTGAACTACACCAGTCTTAGCAAGTTGAACTGTTTTTCTTTGTGATCCGGAACCAGTTGACATAAAAGCAGGACCACCTGGTTTTTTCTGACTAAATGTTGTTTGACCACCAATACCTTTAATCGCAGTTCCTGCTTGTCTTTGGCGATTTGCTTTTGCCATTGCTGCTCTTTCTTTTGCATTTGCTCCAGCAGCAGTATCAAATGCTCTTCCTGCAAGTTTTGCACCCCCAATAGAGCCTGCAGTACCAAGAGCAGCACTGCCAAGACCACCTCCCCCAAGAGCGCCCAGAGCGCCTCCTGCGAGTCCTCCAGCAGCGACTGTAGCACCCTTAGCGAGTGATCTTGCCCATCCAGATCCCTTTGCTCTTTCATCTGCAGTAGATGTTACAGTATCAAGTGCTGCGGATGCTGGACCAGCAAATTTTCCTATTTTTGCCCATTTGCTAGATGGTTTTGCACCTGTGGGAAGTTTTTCTGCAGGTACTATTGCAGAAGAAGATGGTTTTCCTGTGGTTGTTAAACTTGATGATTGTCTTTTTGCTAATGCACTTGAAGATTTGTTAGTCTTAGCATCATATGCTGCTGCTCTTGCTTCTCTTCTTGCCGCTCTTTGGCGGCGGATTTCTGCTTCAACCTCTGGAGTTTTTATAGTAAATTGTTCTCTACCACCAGTAGTAGTGTAAGTAGTTGATCTATTTGCAGATGGAGTTGGTCTTGGTGGTTTTACTCCAGTAGTTGCTCTTGGATTAGTTTTCTTTACTCCAGGAGATGATTTGGAGTTAGATGTAGATGACTGCAATCTTGCAGCAACATATCA